TTAGTGCCTTGTTTTTTATCGCCATAAAGGATTGTTGCCATTTTTGTAAAAAAATCCATAAGCCTAACCTATACCAAATCCAAACCCACTAGATTTACCACTAGACGTACCACTTGTAAGTTTAGTAGGAAAACCAAATGCGTATGAGTTAATTAAATCTGCAAAGTCCATTAGTCTCATTCCGTATGCGTCTTGGTCATACATTGCTTTAGACATATCCATTTCATTTATTCTGTCTCGTCTTGCGTTATCCATTCCTGCATAACCATAAGAGTCAGCTAATGTGCCACTTGCTAAATCATATAAACCACTTTGATAATCACCATAGTTAGCAAGTAAATTAGCCTCAGTGTTGTTTAAGTTTGCACCTGCATCACCCATTAATGCAGATATATCTGAACCTGCGTTATACATATTTTTTATGTAATCTTGATTGCCAGTAAATTGTCTTGCTCTTTCATTCTCAGCTAGTTCAACCATGTAAGGTAATACTGCGTCAGATACACCAGAGCCTACTGCATTAGCATAAGCACCACTACCACCATATCTACCCATACCTGCAAATTCAGAACCAATTTGATTACTTATTTTATCGGTAGTGCTAGACAAGAAATCATCAAGATAAGATTTACCGCCATCTGCACTCATCATGTCATAGGCATTTAAACCTGCACCAGAGTTAAAATCATCTAAGCTAGTGCCAGTAGTACCAGTCTTTAAAAAGTTTGATAAATAGCCACCACCTGCTGTTGTTGGGTCGCCATTTAGATATGAATTATATGTAGATGTTGCGTCTTTAAATGCGTCTGGTTGGAAATTTCTATAAATATTACTTCCATACCTTTCCATATCAAGCATTTCTTTAGTCGGTGCTGAATATAAATCATTATAATCATAGCCACCTAAATACTCTTTATTGCCTTTATCGTACTCAGCTTTAGCACCTGCAAGTATTTCCTCAATATAAGGTTCAGTAGGTGCGTATGGTTTGACCTCGCTTGACCCTTCACTTGTTTCTGATGATTTTTTTCTACTACCACCTATACTCATATTTTTATTCCTTGTTGTTTGTTAAATTAATTTCTAAGGCTAAATGTGTATCTTTAAATCCATAAGCCTTAAATATTTTTGACCAACCTTTTCTGGCTAGACAAATTGCTTTATGACAATCATTTGCTTTTGCATATTCAATAAGATTTTGCATAGCAACATATTGCCATCTTTTACGTTCAGTGCCAGTCATCACAAAGACTGACCCAACCTTAAATTGTGGTCTTTCTAGTATTTCACTAATAACAAAACCTTTTGTTTTTCTGTTTTCGCTATCCCAGACTAACCATAGTTGCATATCACCATTAACGAGTTCTTTATAAACATCATTAACGTCATATCCGTTTTCTGCTTTTACTAAAATGTTGTTTAAATTTTTTTTAATTAACCAAAATATTTCTTCTACTTTGGCTTTTGGTATAAAGACTACCTTAAAAGGTAAGCCATTTGTTTGTGCCATCATATATTATGCTCAACACTCCATAGTTTGTGTTTATTACTTTATTAGCTGACCCCTCAATATTATTTCCAGTGTTTGCAGTAATTGTTATGTTGTGCGTATTTGCACTGCCACTGCTATCTTTAATAATTAAATTAGTACCTATCGGTGGTGATTTTGGCAAAGTAAGTGTTGTTGCTTGATTTACACTGACATCAAGAAACATATCATCTACTTTAACACTATAATTAGCCACCCTTACCTTTTCATAAGGTATGTTTAACCTATTAACCATTGTATTAACTGCTTGAGTTAATTGTTGGTTAAAATATTCTTGGTTTTGCGTTGGTGTACGTCTTATGTATTCAATAGCCATTATAAAATCTTATTTAAGTGTCTAACACCATGTTCGTCTGTAACCATTTCACCTTTTTCTAAAGTACAAGTGTAAGCAACTTGATTTCCTGCTGTACGTTCAGCGACTCTTTTACCCTCTAAACACACTGATAGACTAGGTTGATGATACCAACCATCTAAACGTCTATTATCACCCTCAATAATAAACATTGATAATACGAATACCATTTCAATCATGTGTTCCATTGCCTCTTAGTTTGTCTGTTAAATCTTCTAAGTCTATGACTCGTTCCTCAAGAAAATCTACTTGCAGTTGGGCTTTGCCTATTAATGGTAATTGTGTTTCTGAGTTACTTTGTAATGATTCTAATCTACCAGACATAAATTCTATAAGAAGAAATGCCTCTTTTAGTTGACTATCTATTTCTGTTACTGGAATAGTATCAATATGTTCATTAATTAGTTCTATGTCATTTAAAATTAATGCTTGGCTTGTCTCTAATGCAGTAATTTTGTTTGTCAGTGAATTAAAAGTAAACACTGCTGATGCAACCAAAAAAATAATTCCAACTAAGTTTATAATTGGCATACTAATAGCTCGTTCAGAACTTACTGAAATTGGTTTTTCAGACATTACTGAACACCATCAAGTGTTGCGTTTACTTCGACTCCCATTGCATCATGCCAGTTAGCTTTAGCAGGTACTTTAACCTCTATCTTATGATATTTACCAGATTGTCTAAATGAGGCTAAACCATTATCATTGCAAGTTGTAAAACCACTTTCTTTAATTGTACCACCTGCCCTTTCTCTACTTACTAAATTAATTTGACTTGGTGTGTACCCTAAGAAAGTTACATTTAAAATATTTTGGTCTGGTGCTACTACAATAGATAACAGTGTGTCATTAACTATGGTTGCTACAATAAACTTAGCATTGTTAAACTGACTAGATACATCATTAACTCTAATAACATCACCAACACTAAGTTCAGTTAAAAATTTTGTACCAGTACCATTAATAGTTGTGCTTGTAATTGATATAGTTCCACTAGCAACTTTAGGCTCTACATCTATAACTGGATTTATATTTGTAATAAATGTTCTTTTACCATCTGCATATTCTTGTTCACCTATGCTTATTGTTGCCTCTAAACTATCACCACTAAATGTACCAAATTTATTATTGCCATCAAATGCAGAGAAAAACAAAGTTCCACCCTGCCATATTCTACTATCAAATGAGTCTGTAAATGTTTCAATGTCAGTGCTTATGTTATCAAGTGCCTCTAATGTTGTACCAGTTGTAAATGCACTAGATACATTTTGTGTTGCAACATCTATGTAAGACCATCTATCAGCAGAATAATTGTAACATAGTATTCTATCTGGGTTGCCACCAGATGAGTTTGTTGTTGGATATGACCAAAAAATTAATTTATTAAGTGGGTCATGCCCAGATGTAATTCTTAAAATATTAGATTGGTCTAAACTATCATCAAACCATTTATCAATTTTGTTTTCACCTATAAGAGTTGTACTCTCACCATTTGTTTTACAAAAACCATCTTGAGATAAGAAAAATGTTTCTGACCCAACAGTTTGAATACTACCATGTGCTATTGCACCTCGTTCTTGCTCAATGGCTCTAATTTGAAAGATAGATGAACCACCTACAAAGTTAAGCTGAAATATTTTATTTACACAAAGTATAATTCCAAATTCACCACCTACTATGCCAGTGATTTCTGATGTATCAAATAATGTTTCTTCATCTGACTGGTCAGTACCAATAGACCAACTTGCATGATTACCAATAGCTGACCAATGTAATTTATTTCTGTTTGTTGGTTGCCACCCACTGACAACAAAGTTTCTAACAACTGCTGTATGCCAAAATGTTGGTGGACTACCACCTAAAGCAGACCATGTTGTGCTAGTGTCTAGTTGCCATACTTGAGGTGCATTAGAACCATTACTGGCAACTATATAATTACCAAATTGTGTAAACTGCCAGTCATTGTCAGCAGGTGTACTAAAAGTTGTACCGCCACTAACATCTGAAAATGTGTTTGCAAGGTAACGATATAGTTTTGTGCTATCACCTGCAAAAGACGTTATGTTTCCTGCTGATGATTTAAAACTTGCAAAACCTTGACATCTATTGCCTAGAGCATTTGTACTTACTGGTGCTAGACCTTTAGTTGGTCTATAACTTTTAAAAGATGGTACTACATTTCTTGCGTCTGTTAAACCCTCGTTTCTGTACTCTGGGTGGTCTGGAGTCCAGTCCATAAATTGCTTATAAGCCATAAACTATTCCTCGTTTACAGTTGACCTCATTATCAATGGTGCGTCTTGGTTGTATTTATTCTTTGTGTTTAAAGCTACAACTCGTTCAACTCCATTGTTATAAAAGCTCAACCATTCTTGAATAATAGATGGGTCAATACCTCTAATAAATGTATGAGAAAAATATAATGAACCATACAAATAAACATCTGCATGATTTGTTAATATATCATTTGTATCTGTATCATTAACTAAAACATCAAATTTTTTGTAGTAATACATCTTTACTGAATAAGTGCTATCTGGCATTGGGTAGAAATGTATGTTATCACCAATGATTGTATAAACCTCTGGTTGTCCTACTAATGAACCACCATACATACTAAATGCTGTTTCTGGTGAGACATATTGCAATGAATTTTTTTTGCTACCATCAATGTATATTGACGCAACACCTAAAAAACCAGATGGCAATGACTCAATCTCATCATTTACACTTAATGTAGCAAGATTAATCATTTTATTATAACCACTGTTAGCAAGTTTACTGTTGAAGTCTTGTTCAGCTAGTGCAACAAAATCTGTGATTTCATTTGTTAAGTCTGAACGACCCAACCAGTTTGCTATACTTGATTTTAGGTTTGCAAAATTGTTTAGTGCCATTTAAAAAGTTCCCTCTGATGTTCTTAAATATGCCCACTTGGGGTCATTTAATTTACGTTGTAAATATTTGTGTTGTTCTTCACCCTCTAAACTGGTGAACATAAAACCATCATCTTGCAACCATTGATATGCAATGATAGTTGGTATCTCTGCAATAGCTCTCATAGACCTATCTCTATTATAGCCACTGCTAAATTCGTTTCTTTGTGCTTTGTTGTGTTTTAAGATGTTTTCTACATCTTGGTATTTGTGTTCAATAAGTGTTTGAGATTGTTCGTCTGCTTTAACAATCGTTCCCATTTCACCATCATGGGTATGTTCGTAAGTTTTAGCCATTTATGTTTTTTCTTATTTTAATCTGTCTAAATTTATTAACACACCCAAATGATTTAAAACTCTTTAGTTTTACTAACTGTTTCTGGTGCTTTTGAATTAGCAATTTGTATATCTAAATTTGCTTTTAATTCATCTTCGGTTTGGTCTTGCTCACCTAAAACAATAGATACAACCTCTGCTTTAGTGATAGTGTCAAAATCTTTTTCTTCATTAACTCCGCAAGAGCCATACATTCTTCCACTATGTTCGCCATCTACTGCGTCATAACTCCAATGTATAGTTTTTACTTTATTTTCTGAGTCAACCTCAAAATTTGAAAATGACCATGTGTATTCTGTTGCCATTTTATTTACCTTTCTTTGTTATTAATTTACTTTTTTTGTTTTTGTTTTTGTCTCAACTTCTTTTTCTTCACTAGGTAGTTCTTGTTTTATAATCTTTAAATAATGATTTTCTAAAACATTTAGATTTTCAAGTTCTAGTGCAATTTGACTTTTTTTATTTGAAATATTTTGAATTTGAACAAAAGCTACTTTGCCTTTGTCATTCATTTTTGTTTCGTCATATTGTTTTTCGTCTAATGTAAACATTTGTGTTTACCTTTCTGTTTGTTGTTATTAATTATCTTACAAGCCATTCTTCAACTGTTTCA